GGGAATACTATTGCATCAACACCTGCTGCTGCGTAATCTTGGTTGAACTCAACTGTAACATTCCAATCTTTTAAACCAGGAATCCTACTTCTGGTGCTATCGCCCATTGCTGTGTTTTCCTGTGGCTCACCCAAATATGTAAAAGATACTGATGTTACGTGATCCGAAACATCATTTGAATCCATTACTACGCTTACGTCTGTTGCTACTATATCTGCCATAATATCCTCATTATAATGTTAAATAATTCCAAATGCAACTATTGCTTTGCACGATACTGTACCACTCTTTGTGTATTTCACTCTATAATAATCATCTGATTGGCTACCAGCCAATGACAAAGCCTCAGATGTTGCAGCAGAGGCACTTGTAAATGTGATTCTATCCGTTCCAGATGTAAAGCCACTATTATCATCACTCTCAATTACAAAATCAATTGATCCACCACCTGTTAGTTCCAGGATATGTAAAAAAGCATATAGTTTTTTTCCAGAGGCTATACCGCCACTAAATTGCTGTGCGGTACCATTACCATTTGCAGTTATTGGTGTATCTTTACTATTAAGTGCAAGAACCCCTCTCACCAAAGGATCGGTTGATACTTCTGCCTCTAATGTAAAACCAATCAACTCACCTATTGTTGCGTTATTTGGTGAAAATGATGTTGCTAATGCCTGCATAGAAAAACACGTATCACCAATTGATTCACCCTCTGCTGTTATTGTTATTGGTTTATTTGCAACATTTATAGCATCAAACAAACCCTCATCTGTGGTATCTGGGTTTGTAAAACCTTCAAATGAAAACATACCAGTTTTTAAACCTGCTTTTCTGGTTCTGGTATCATTCTGTAAAACTGTATTATCTTTTGGCTCTGCACTATAATCTGAGGCCATACCATTTACACGGCTAGTGATATTATACTTATCAAAATACACACCTTGTTCTTTTAGTATTAAATCACTCATAAAATAACCTTCCTGTTAGATACCATAATAATGCAAAATAAAATCAATTGCAATATGCACCTGCTTTGTTTGATCCTCATACAAATCAATCTCATTTTCAAGGAACGTATCTGCTATTATTGGATTAGTTCCCGAATCACTCCAACGTTCCATTGCTGGTATCACTAAATCCCTTACCGCAAGTGCAGAATCATAATCATCCGCATATACATCAACCTGTATTCTTGTATGCCTCAAATCGCTTGTTTGCTGCATTTTGTTTGTTGGTAACTTACTTACCTTACCATAAACAATGAATGGGGTTGGCTCATCAATACCAGGTAACATTGGGTACACTCTATCACCAACCAAATCACTTATTCCAGCGATATTAGATAGCTTCGTGTATAATACCTTTTCAAATTGTGCCATTATCTCAATCCGGATTTTTTATATCTACCTGCTAATTTCTCTGCTTGCTTTATAGCACCCTTACCAACATCCTCTGCCATCTTTTCTAGTGCACGTGGTGATGCGGTATCAAAGCCTGGCCTAAAAAAAGGCTGTTTACTCATATGCCTTGTTCCAAACTCAAAAAACTGTGCCCAAAACGCACGGCCAGCGTGAATTGCAAAAATAACTTCTTCTGGTGATTTTTTAATTAGCTTTTCTTTAATTTCAGAGCGTAATTTTACCACCTCATAAGCATCTTTTTTACGTGAGTATTTTAACTTTCTATTTGCTTTCTTTTCACTTGAAATATCAATATCACCAACCGGTGCACGCTGCTGTATTTCCTCTTTTACAATTTTTGCACCCTTTCTTGTAGCTCTAACCAAAACCTTTTGCTGCATTTGCTCTGGTAATTGGCGTAACATATTCACCAATTGTTTACCACCTGTTAGCTGCGATTTAGTTACTGTTGCCATTAATATTGTGCCTCTGCCACTACTTCCATTGCTTCGTTCATTCCCAGCTCTTTAACGCCATCAATATCATACACCCTGTTTCTATATACTATCCTAAAATCCTTTGGATTTAAACCATCTATAAAATCTATCTTAAACATAGTGGTGATTTTTGTAGTGTATTGGTCTGCTCCAAAATTTTCTGTGGCATTTTTATCGGATACATCTGCCCAAACAGTTTTGTATAGTGTCCACACATCAGTTTTTACACCGGTATCACTTCTGGTATTAGATAATTGCTCAATCCTTATTCTTCTATTTTTTTTTCCGGCTCTCATATAGATACAACGTGTGGCGATAATAAACTTTTAGATGTCATTGGAATTTCGCTTGCTGATGTGCCAACAATAGTGCTTTCACGATTATTATAGTAATGCCCTATCAACATTAACATACCTTGTTTTATGGTTTGTGGTACATCTGCAGCCGTATCACCATAACCTGCAACAAATGTAATTTTCACGGCTCCCAATGTCTTTTTAGTATCCGGCCAAGTATAACCATCTGCAAGATTTATAACACCAGGCCAAGAGGTTTGAACATCATAACTACTTGTTGATAAAGTTTGCTCAACACCATCACCATCTGTGTAAACCACACTGGTTACAGATTGTATATCACCCTTTGGCAAAAATATTGCGGTACCTCTTGGAAAAGCTGTTAGCTCCAACCTATGTGTTTGCGTAATAAATCCACGCTTGGTATATGCCTCTGCCATTTCTCTAGCCGCTTGAATAAGCATTGTTAAATATGGATCTGCTGTTGTGTTGGTGCTTGGCACCTCTGCACCAAGTGAACTATCTGCTGTATTATCAGTGTATGTGGTGGTGGTGTTATCAGAAATAGTAGTTAGCAATAAATAATCGCTACCACCTGCCTCTGTTCTATATATTTTTCTTGCTGTAACGCCAGTATCACCAACCGGTATATTTGTTAATGAAATTTGGCCATCTGCCGTTTTATCCGCAACAGTAACGGCTGCACTTGCTGTGCCTCCCTCTGTTTCCCCATCTGCAGTAACGAATGTAACTTTGTAACGGTGAACACCATCATCAACATTACCTGCGGTACCTGCCAACTCTGCTGTTAGCTCTGATGGTGCCAAATAATAATTTGAGGCATCTAATCTAAGGTGTGCTTTTACCTCATCAATTGTAACCGGCTCAACGGTTGGCTCTGTAACTGTAATTAGATTTTCTAACATTGCACACCTCTTTTGTTTTTATCTAATGATAAATCCAGCCTCACTAAAAAGCAAGGCTGGATAGTATGCACGTTATTTATGCAATAGCAGTTGTTTTAGTATCACCGCTATATCTCGCACCCATTAAGAGCACTTCAATACCAGCATCAACCGGTGAATCAACAGCCTCAACAAGATCAAGTTTTACGAAAGGTTTACCCTCTGGTAAGTCTTGGCTTTGAACTTCAATCAGATATTTCTGATTAGAGCCGGCAGTTGTAGTGAAACCAGATGCAGTTGCAGTGGTTCTATCACCAGGTATATCACTTGATGTGGTATCCTCAACACGTCTATATGTAAATGCTATATCCTCTGTTGTGGTGCCACTTGCATCATCAGATGCAGCAACAGTGATTGCAGTGGTACCAGTAGCACCAACCCCAATTGTTAAAATAAACAAAGCAGAATCATAATCCTTTAGGCTTATAATATCTGTCGCTTTTGTTCCAGAAAGTGCATCAGAATCCGGTGCAAGTGCTGTAACAACGTGAACTTTATCAGTAAGTTTCATTTTATCCTCACTATTTAGATTAATAATTTAGTTCTTAAAAAGTGGCCAAATCAATGGCCACTATAAGTTATGCTAACTAGCAAAGAGCGTTATGCTCTTGCAGCTAAGTTAATAAATGGTGAAACTGTACTTGAACCATTTTTAGGTGTTAACGCCTTATTCCAAATTGGCTGGCCATCAACACGGTAAACGATTCTAAACGCTGTTTCATCGTAATCAAAACGAACATGTATAGACACGTCTTGTTTTGGAGCACCTTTATCAATAAGTAGATATTGGGTTGGATCAACCAGCATAATATCGTTCTTATCACCAAGAGTTTGGCAATGTTCAGATTCTATTACTGGACGGCCTTTTAATCTACCATATGGCTCATCAGCTAAACCAGTTGGTTGCTGATATGCAGGTGTAGATGCATTAGTACCAGCTAGTTCAAGTTGATCTAGTTGAGGTAACACATCTTGGTTGATTAACCACACTGCATTTGCTCTTGAACGGTTCCACAATCTTGCCCACATTTTAGAAATGTTTTCAAATTTAACCGTATCAGCAGATTGGCCAGATTCTTTTGCAACAGTAATAGTTGCAGGTGAATCAATCATACCACGTGGTTGATAAGCACCAACACCCTCAATAACTGCTTCCTCAGTCATAAACGCTATTTCCTCAGAAAAGGCAGTTGTTGCAATGCTAGTCATAGCTGGTGCATCCGCTAAAAGCTCATCAGTCATATACATTAAACCGATTAACTTTTTCAGCTTTAAGTCCATTGTGCGGAACTTAGGTTTTTTGGCAGTGGCTTGATCGCCCTCACCTTCCCAATAAGTTCTAACACCACCGAACCTTGAACCAGTTACACGGCTTGATTCATCAATAGCATTGATAGTTAAGCCATTTGATCCAGCAGAGATTGGCACCCTTCTTACACGTGGTAAGATTTGCCCAATACCATAAGATAATCTTAGTATCTCACTTGCAAAATCAGATTGAACTAAAAAGCCACCATCTGATGGTACAGATTCACTAGCACCAGCAGCAGCCTTAGTAGTTAATCTTTCATCAATTGTGCGTGCACCAGGTTGGCCAGCTTCATAGATCGCTTTAAGTTGCTCTGCAAAACTACCAAATGGTTTAAGTCTTGTAGTAACTTTAATATCTGCACTTGCAGCATTTGGGAATGGGTCTGCATCATCTGCATCCGCTGTGTTATCAGCAGGTGCACCATCAGCAACAGCAGCAGGTTCTTGCTCTTTTTCAAGTGCAATCATCTTTTCTGTACGCTCAATAGATGCGTTTACATTCGCAATCTCAGTTTCAAAACCGTCAAATTCTGTTTGCTCCTCTGCGGATAAAACATCATTTTCGGCATTATCCAAAAGTGCCTGGCACTTGCCTAGCAACTCTTGTTTCTTTTTTAAAAGTGCTTTGAGTTTTTTATTCATAACATCCTCACTTATTTTTAATAAATCTACCAGTGAGAATTTTAGCAATAAAGTATCCACACTGATAGCCTAGTTAATAAACTAAACCTCAATCGTGAACCACTAAATCGCTAACGCTTATTAGATAGTACACTGCACGTTGCTAACGCTAGTGCCATTTAGTAACTGCGATTATATATTAAACTGTGTTGTAAAATCAACTGTTTTTTAGAATAGATATTTTTGCCTGTGCAAAATTCTTGTTCATACCAGTTTTGGTACCAACAAGTTTAGATATTACGTCTTTCAATGTAGAAACCTTATCAACCATACCTATTTTCTTTGCCTCATCAGCATCAAATACACGGCCTTGCCCAAAATTAGAATGAACCTCTTTGGCAGTGATTTCACGGCCACGTGCTACTGTCTTTTCAAACAACTTACCCAATTTGTTAACCTCTGCCTGGAATTGCTCTTTTGCCTCATCAGATAGTGGCTCATATGGATTGCCTTGTGTTTTATTCTCACCATATTTTATGATTGTTGGCGTGATGCCAAATTTTTCATATGCAGCACTCCAATCTTCGTGAACCATATAAACACCAACAGAACCAACAGAACCAGATGGGGTACAAACAACCTCATCACATTGTGATGCGATCCAGTATGCAGCAGAGGCACACAATGGATTACACACAGCAACAATATACTTCTTTTTTCTAGCTTCCATTATAACATCTGCCAATTCAATCAAGCCAGATACAGTGCCACCAGGTGAATTAACATCTAATACAATAGCCTTTACAGTATTATCATTTGCCAATGCTTCTATTTGCTCTGCAAGCATTTCTGTGGATGTACCACCAAAGATTCGCATAAATATATTCATTTTTTGCTGGATAGCACCATTTACAGGAATTACAGCAACAGAACCAGATGCAGATGCAGAGGGGCGTGCTTTTGCAGAAATTTCTAATTCCTCTGCCTCATCAGCAGTAATAGTTAGGTTTGGCGATTTATTTAATAAAAAATTATGCAGTGAGAACAAGGCTCTTTCTTCCATTGCCCATACATTGTTGTATAAATGTGCCAATAATAAATTAATTTGTATCTTGTCCATCTTCATCCTCAAATAAATTAACTAATTCTACCATAATTTTATTCATTGCAACATCTTTACTTAATTGCGTTGTTTTAGCTTTATTCTCAAAATTATCAATAAACTCACCAGCAATTGATGCCTCACAATAATTAATTACACCAGTTATATTAATTTTAGTATCAATTAAATTTTCACATAAATCAACAAACGGCTTTAATACATTATACGCATATTTTTTATGTTTTTCAGCTAATTCCGTTGTTTTCGCAATCATAGCATCATCAACTTTCTTGAACTTGGTTAGCAACTGATCCTTTTTATCACATTCTGCACCTGCGATCCTTTCCGCTAAATCTCTTATCACTGGCATCAAGGCTGCTGCCTCATCACCCTTTTGCATATTAAGTGGTGTTAACGGCTCATCAAGGCCAGGCAATGGATCATACCCCTCACGCTCTCTTACCTCGTTTCTAGTTAACCAACCAGTGTTTACAGCAGAGGCATATGATTCAAAGCGTGCTTTTGTTTCACCTTTTAGTAATTCATCATAATCGTGCCTTACGTGATAGGTTTGCTGTTGCTCAATCAAATCTGTATCAATACGTTGCTCTATTTTATAACATTCTGGCCTTATTGTATTTTTGTAAAATTCAATTGATTGCTGCTCAATATTATTAAAGCTGGATTTTTCCAGTTCATTTACCATATGCAGAGGAATACCAAAGAACCTGCATAATTCTGCTATTTGATGCTTTCTAGTTTCAAGATATTGGGTATCCTTGTTTGCCATTGTTAACTGGTGGATTTTCATACCTTCCTCTAGTACAGCAACAGAGAAACTATTGTTTAATCCAGAGTGCTGGCGTTTCCAGGAATTTATAATATTCTTACGTGCCACCTCATCCTTTAAACTACCTGGATATTCCAACGCAACGGCTGGTGTGGCATTTTTAGAAAAGAACTGTGAACCAAACACCTCTGTGGCAACTGCCAAACCAATAGCATTACCAGCAAAATAAATAGGTGCAATACCTGCTATACCATCAAAGCTAAATGATGGAATATGCAACACCTCATCAGATAATAATGTTTCTACTTGGTTATTCTTTAGTGGGTCTTTGTATTTGTAGCGTAAATTACCATTCTTTAATTGCTCAACAGTAACGTTATCTGGCCTCATTGGTATTAATTGATCTGTACTCCCTTTTGATCCAGGCACTTTCTTTGCGTACATATTTCCATACAACATACCAAATGCAATTTGCATATACCAAAATTCATAGGCTGTTTGATAGTTATTGGGTTTTTTATTAATAACATCCTGCAACGGATGATCTGGTGCCTTTACAACACCTTTAACTGTTTTACGCATAACATTCTTTGGCAGCGATGCTATCGTGGATGCTAGAACTCTCACGCAAGCGTACAATGAAGAAACTTGCATTGCTGTATATGCATTAACTTTAACGCCAGATGAGGTAGTAGCTATTGGTTGATACCAAAAATCATCGTGTGCTGCTGGTGGTGCCTGTACTTGTTCATCAGCGAATATTAAGCTAAATACCATCTAATTACCTTACTTGCTTTTTTTGGCACCAATAACATATGGTAGTAGTGCAACTAATAGTAATATTATACCAATTCCCACGAACATTGCAATTGGGTTGTAAAGCCAAAGGCCATAGCCAAGCATAGCCAATCCAATTAAACCTGTGGTATCTCTTGCTATTTTATTTTTCATCCTATTATTAACCCTCTTTCTTGGTAAACTGATGTGCCGTGTTCTGGTTCAAGGATAGCACGCCCCAATGCCATTATCAAGCTAACTATACCATCTATCTTTTTCTCTGGTTTTTCCTTACGTGGAAAAATATTATCTTTTGCATCTAACTTTGCAACAACATTACTTGCCATCCAACGCAATACAGGGTCTTGGCCTGTATGTATCTTTCCAGATTTTACCAATGCCTCTAGCTCCTTCATTGGGTCTGACATCGTTTTTACCTGGTTTGGATATTCAACAACATCTAAACCCTCTAGCATTAATTGCTGCATCAAATATCTACCTTGCCAGGGGTCAACCGATATATCCACTACCTCATACTTTTCTGCAAGGTCTATAATGTCTTGCTTGATAGTTTCATAATCAACGGAATCACCAGGTGTTAATGTAAAGTAGCCCTCTTGTGCCCACGCCTCATATTGGTTGTATGTGCTGTGCGCAAACTCAACAACGTTATTTTCTGGAAAATAATAATTTGTTTTTACAAAAAACTCATCACTTTCCTCAAACAACATAGTAAGTGTGTTTATATCTAGCTTCTGTGCCAAATCCAGTGCGAGCCTTACACGCTTGCCTAAAAAGTCGTTTGGGTGCCATTCCCTTTCCATCGTGCGTTCCCACCTTTCCAAGTTCATCCACTGCGTATGTGATTTGCACCAAACATTAAGGTGCTTAGTTTTAAAATTAGATTGTGCGGTAATTTTTATCTTAGCTTTTTTAGCAAGCGATTCCAGGTAGTCTATACTTACTGATACATTGATGTTTGGGTTGGCCTTGATCCAGGTTTCTTTTTTTGTAAAATCATCCTCTTTATCTGCCTCGTAAATTAAGCAGAAAAATGTATCATCAGTTATATACTTCTTTAAAATTTGCTCACAGTAATCATATATCTCATAACATATACCAACCACATTATTACCTGCTGTGGTGATAACATTTAACAATGGTTGCTCACGTGCACCCAATGCGGTTTCCATCACATCATAAACCTCACGTGTTTTATGTGCGTGCAATTCATCAATAGATGCATAGTGAGGATTTAAACCATCTAGCGTATCTGCATCTGCTGAAACAGCCTTTGCAATGCTATCACCCATATCTGCGGTTATCTGATGGGTTAATACCTTCATACCAGTATGATCTAATAACTCTGGCCTTTTACGTGCCATTGATTGAGCCATTCCAAATACAATTTTTGCCTGGTCTTTTGTTGTTGCAGCACTATAACATTCTGCACCACCTTCCTCATCCATTGCCAACATATATAGCAATATCCCAGCACTGATTGCTGATTTACCGTTTTTTCTAGGCAAGAATGTAAAGGCTTTTGTAAATCTTCTAACACCTTTCTCTTTATGATACCAACCAAATAAGGTAGTTAACCAGAAGCATTGCCAAGCCTCTAGTTCTATGTTCTGGCCTGTAAGTTTACCTTTAACGTGTGGTAGTAATTCAATGAAGTTACACACCTCATTGGCTTTATCTTCATTAAAATAATAGAGCCAATTCTTTCTTTTCAGATCATCTAACTGGCGTTGGCAGCATTGTATTGTTTTTTTAGATGCAGGAATTTTACCAGATACAACATCTTTGGCATACTTTGTTGCTATTTTGATATAATTCTTTTCATCCATACACTAACCTTTTTTAAGTTGTGCAAACGGATTATTCTTTTCTTTGGTTTTCTGTTCCAATTCTATACCTGCACGATCTGATGCACTTAAACCAAATATAGTGCTGTATCTTTCCATATCTTTTTTGGCCTGGTTCATTATATCAACGTAAGGGTTTCTGTGCGTTGGCACACCTTTCTTTTCTATAACATAGCCTTGCTTATCAACCTTTTTTAAAGCGTAACTATAAGCACTCCAAGCCTCGCAATATATAACAAACGAATCTACGTCAACAGCAGTAAGAGTGCCCATTTCAACCAATAACGGTGCAAGGTTTTTCCATTTAGTCTGTGCCCTTGAGGTTAAGCCTTGTGGCATTTTTACCTCTGCATTTGTTGGTATTGGCTCGTTTTTATTCTTTTTGTTAGTTTGGCCTATACCCTTGCTTTCAGCAATAACAGTTGGTGTCTTTTTTTTTCCAGATTTTCTTTTTGGGTTTGGCATTTTTTCATTCTCTTTTGTTACTATATTATCACAACCCCCACCCCCCCACAATTCAATATTATGTAAAAAAAGT